TAGTCTAAATAAAGTTATTACCACAAAAGAACTAATTGACAAGAAAACACTTGCAAACTTTTCAATTAAAGCTTTAGTTTTATCTTATCCAGAAAGTGAATGTAAATTAGTAAAAGATATGAACTATCAAGATGAGGTAGATTATATTGTACGTCATACAGAAAGAAATAAATTTATTATAGGGTTGACAAGAGCAATAAAAGGTAATACATTAATACTATTTCAGTTTGTGGAGAAACATGGAAATAACTTACACTTGATGATGACTGCACAGGCCAGACTTAATAAACAGTACGACAGGAAGATATTCTATGTTCATGGGGGAACGGACACGCAAACGAGAGAAGATATTCGTGCTATCACTGAGAAAGAGAATGATGCGATTATTATTGCGTCCTATGGTACTTTTTCTACTGGTATTAATATTCGCAATCTGCACAACATCGTGTTCTCTAGTCCTTCCAAAAGTCGTATCAGAGTTTTGCAGTCAATCGGAAGAGGCTTGCGAGTTGGAAATAATAAAGATAAGGCTACCTTATTCGATATAAGTGATGACTTTACCTACAAATCAAAACGCAACTTCACCCTGAATCATTTTATGGAACGAATAAATATATACAATGAAGAACAGTTTGACTATGAAATTAAAAGGATAAAAATTAAATGACACAAGATACAAAAATTCTAAAACTATCTAGTGGTGAGGAAATCATTTGTAATGTTGTACATAATCCAGAAATACCATATGTCAGAGTTGTTCAACCAATGAAACTAAATGCATACCCAAAGGCAACTAAAAATGGATTAGAAGAGGCATTGGCTCTACAAAAGTGGATTCACTTTTCTGAGACTGATACCTATGATGTACCAAAATCTCAAATCATAGTTCTCACACAGGCCTCTTATGGATTAAGTAAATTTTATGAATATTGTGTTAAGAAAGCAACTGCTCAAGATGAGAACGTAATTCTCCCACCAACTACTCAAGAATTAAAAGAGATTGAAGATGAAGAGATGTGGGAAGAGTTTGGTGAACCTGATACAGATACTATACATTAGATCTATTCATTCTCAAACCCAGCATAGCTGTTATACCAAGTTGTCAAGGGCTTGTCAATAACTTTTTGAAATTAATTTACTTCTTGACAATGGAGTCAAATTAATGTATGATATATCAAATAGTTGGAAATTTATCCAACAACATATGTGGAGTGAACATGGCTAAACGAAAAACAGGAGTGCATTATGTAAACAATGCACAGTTCCTAGAAGCGATGAAAGAGTGGAAAGAGCGATGTAAAGAAGCAGAGGAACTAGGTGACCCACAACCACCAGTGACTAACTATATTGGAGAATGCTTCTTAAAGATTGCAAACCACTTGTCTTATCGACCAAACTTTATTAATTATACTTACAGAGATGAAATGATTTCTGATGGTATTGAAAATTGTCTACAATATTGTGGAAACTTCAACCCAGATAAATCAAAGAATCCATTTGCATATTTTACACAAATTATCTACTACGCATTCATTCGTAGGATTCAGAAAGAAAAGAAACAACAACATATTCGACACAAAGTTATTGAGAATATGAATGTCGATATTCTTGCAGTTGGTGAGGATATGGAACAGGCACAGTTTGTGGAGTATCTACAGAAGAACTTCCTACCAGCCGAAGATGTATACAAACCCAAAAAGAAAAAGAAAACTGAACCAAAAGGACTAGAGAAATTTTACGATGAAGATAGCGCTGATAACTGATACTCACTTTGGCGCTCGCAATGATAATCTAGCATTCAACGAATACTTCTACAAGTTTTGGGAGAATACCTTCTTCCCATACCTTGACGAACATAAAATTGATACGATTATCCATCTTGGCGATTTGATGGACAGACGTAAGTTTGTATCCTATAAGATTGCAAAAGATTTGCGTGAGCGTTTTATCCTTCCTATTGTATCTAGAGGAATCAAGATGCACGTTATGGCAGGAAACCATGATACTTATTATAAGAACACCAATGAGATTAACTCTCTCTACGAACTACTAGGTGGGCCAGGAGAAGAAAAGTATTCTGGTATTGAATGTTATGATGGCCCATGTACTCAAGAGTTTGATGGAACAGGTATTCATTTTATGCCTTGGATTTGTTCTGATAACTACGACCGTTCTATGAGAAGTATTGAATCAACCTATGCACAAGTTTGTATGGGGCATTTTGAAATCAATGGTTTTGAAATGCACAAAGGACATTTTTCAGAAAACGGTTATGATAAGAAGTTTCTAAATAAGTTCGATACTGTGTTCTCTGGACACTTTCATAAGAAGTCTGATGATGGCCATGTATATTATCTTGGTAATACATATCAAATGACTTGGAGTGATGATGGTTGTCAGAAAGGTTTCCATATCTTTGACACAAATACTAGAGAACTAGAACGTGTTGTCAATCCTTATACTATATTTCAAAAAGTATATTATGATGATACTACTACAAATTATAATGATTTTGACATCTTGACATTAAGGGAAAAGTTTGTTAAAATAGTAGTAGTAAATAAAAAAGACTTGTATCAATTCGATAGATTCATTGATAGAGTTCTTGGCGAATCTGGAGCCCATGAGGTAAAGATTGTAGAGGACTTTAGTGATTTGGATGCATCGAATGTTGATGATGCAATCATTGAGAATGCAGAGGACACTATGACTCTGTTGGAACGCTACATTGATGAACTTGATGTAGATTTGAATAAGAAAAGATTGACTAGTATGATGAAGTCACTTTATGTAGAAGCGAGCGACTTGGAACTTTGATTACATTTAATAAAGTAAGGTGGAAGAACTTTCTGTCCACTGGAAACCAATTTACAGAAATACAGTTGGACTATGCTCCAACTACGTTAATTATTGGAGAAAACGGAGCCGGTAAGTCTACCATTCTTGATGCTCTCTGTTTTGTCCTGTTCAACAAACCCTTTCGTAACATCTCTAAATCACAACTTGTGAACTCTGTGAACGGCAATGGTACTATTGTTGAAGTAGAGTTTAATGTGAACAATAAAGATGTAAAGGTTGTTCGTGGTATCAAACCAAACAAGTTTGAAGTTTGGATTGGTGATACAATGATAAACCAAGATGCAAACGCAAGGGATTATCAGAAACATCTGGAACAGCAAGTCTTGGGATTGAACTATCGTTCTTTCACACAGGTTGTGATTCTAGGTTCTTCTACCTTTGTACCATTCATGCAGTTGTCTACAAAAGCTCGCCGTGAGGTTGTCGAGGATATCCTAGATATCAAGATTTTTTCACTGATGAACTTTCTCCTCAAGAACAAGAATAAATCTCTTATAGAGGATATTCGTGAGGTTCAGTATAACTTTGATTTGACAAAGGAGAAGGTGACACTACAAGAAAAGTTTATTGAAGAAGTCGTAAATAATAAGTCTGCCATTGTTGCAGAAAATCAACAGAAGTTGTGGGATAATAAAAGTACAATTGATTTCAGAAGAGATGATGTGAAAGCGTTAGAGATAGATAACGAAAACCTATCTTATGATGCAGAAGAGAAAGCGAAAATAGAACAAAAACTAAAGAAACTAACTCAAACAGAAGCAGCCCTTCAGAACAGGAAATCAGAACATGACCGTCAAATCAAGTTTTTCAAGGACAACGATGAATGCCCGTCTTGCGAACAGCCGATTACAGAATCAACTAAGCAGACGCAGATTGAATCCAGAACCACAAAGATTGGAGAAATCGAAAACGGTATCGCAGATTTACAAAGAATGGAATCAGAAGAACAAGACAACCTCCAATCAATCTTAGTAGATTTAGAAACCATTCGTAAGAATGATGTAGAGAAGGCCAAGATACTTTCTTCTATTGCAGAACTAGAAAAGTTCAATGAAAAACTAGAAAAGGATATCGAGGCATATCAAAACGGTTCTGTGTCAGAAGAAGATAAGATAAAACTTGCAGAACTAAAAGGACAAATAAAGTCGATTGAAGAACAAAAGACTAAGTTGAATGAAGATAAGTTTTACATTGATGTTGCCCGTAATCTTTTACAGGATAGTGGTATTAAAACAAAGATTGTAAAACAATACCTACCCATAATGAATAAGTTGGTAAACACATATCTATCATCTATGGATTTCTTTGTCAACTTTAATATTGATGAGAACTTTAACGAAACAATCAAGTCACGTTTCAGAGATGAGTTCTCGTATGCATCATTCTCAGAAGGTGAGAAGATGCGAATTGATTTGGCACTTCTATTTACATGGAGAGCCATTGCAAAGATGAAAAACTCAACAAATACGAATCTACTAATACTAGATGAGATATTTGATTCATCTTTGGATAATGCTGGTACTGATGATTTTCTAAAAATTCTGAATACATTTGACAAACAAAATGTATTTGTTATATCACACAAACAGGATATGTTGTTTGATAAGTTTAGAAATATCATTCAGTTTAACAAAGAGAAAAACTTTAGTAGGATGGTATAATGAATCAGAGTGAAAGATTTAAGGAATTACTAGAAGAAATGCAAAAGACACACGATGCAAAACGTCACGACTATGCAAGTGTGGAAGATATTTTTGCAAACTTTAGAACCTGTGAGATGGGTGGTATCCCAGCATGGAAGGGATGTTGTGTCCGATTAGGAGACAAGTTCAGTCGTATTATGGGTTTTGCAAAGAAAGAACTACTTGAGGTTAAAGATGAGAGTATCAAGGATACACTTATCGACATGGCCAATTATGCTTTGATAGCATTAATTCTTTATGAGGAATATAAGGATGGGAAAAAGAAGTGACTTTGAAAGGGTAGAAAGAGATTTCTATCCTACGCCTATAGAGGCAGTAAGGCCTTTAGTTCCTCACCTACCAAAGACAGGATTGTTTGCAGAACCTTGTGCCGGTGATGGTAGACTGATTCGCCATATAGAACAACTGACAGAACTATTAGGATACTGGATGACTGACATAGAACCTATGGCAGACTTTGTTGGTGATGGTGATGCAATAACTGATAAGATTTTTGGATGTGATGTTTGCATAACAAATCCCCCTTGGAATCGTAAGATACTTCATCCTATTATTATCAACCTATCTGACCAGTTACCAACTTGGTTACTTTTTGATGCAGATTGGATGCATACCAAACAAAGTATAGAATTCATGCCTAGGTTGAAAAAGGTGGTAAGTATTGGCCGTGTAAAGTGGATTGAAGGTAGTAAGAGTACAGGTAAAGACAATTGTTGTTGGTATCTATTCGATAAACCCAATAATATCCCTACACAATTTTTTGGAAGAAAATGAAAAAAAGTTCTAAAAACATCTTGACTTTTGTTGTAATAACAGATATACTGTATAAGTAAAGTGAGAAAACAAAGTCGAAGGAGACATATATTATGGCACATGAACTTGAAATCGTAAACGGACAGGCACAAATGGCATACGTTGGTGATGTACCGTGGCATGGACTTGGAACTAAGGTAGAGGCAGACCTCGCACCTGGCCAATTCCAGAAAGTTGCTGGACTTGATTGGGAAGTAACTAAAGAGAAACTTGTTACCCCACAAGGTGCAATCGTGAAGAACAAGGAAGCACTTGTTCGTACCTCTGACAACACTGTATTAGATGTTGTTGGAACAGGTTGGAATCCTGTACAGAACTCAGAAGCATTTGAGTTTTTCCATGACTATGTAATGGCAGGCGATATGGAAATGCATACCGCTGGTTCATTGAAGAATGGACAACTTGTATGGGCTCTTGCAAAAACCAAAGAATCATTTGAATTGTTCAATGGTGATTTGACAGAGAACTACTTCCTGTTCACTAACCCTCACCAATTTGGTAAGGCACTGAACATTCGTATGACACCAATTCGTGTCGTATGTAACAACACTCTCACACTGTCTTTGTCACAAGATACTGACAAGATGGTTACTGTTAATCACCGTAAGGCATTCGATGCCGCTGAGGTGAAAGAACAGATGGGTATTGCTCGTGAGAAGATGGAGCAGTACAAGTCAATGGCAGAGTTTCTTGGTAGTAAACCAGCCACTGGCGACAACGTAATCCAGTACTTCAATGAAGTATTTGGTGCGCCTGCAAAAGAGAAAGAAGATGGTGTGCTTCCATTTACTTCTCGTAACGCCAAGACTGCAATGGAAAACTTGCAGACACAGCCAGGGGCAAACTTTGCCGAAGGTTCTTGGTGGCAGGCATTTAACTCTGTCACATATATGACTGACCACTTACAGGGTCGTGAAGGTGACAGTCGCCTACAGTCTGCGTGGTATGGACGTAACCGTAAGGTGAAACTAAATGCACTTGATAAGGCGTTAGAATACGCTGAGGCTGCCTAAGTCTTATATATAGTGTATGGGGCGCTGTTCGTAAGTCGCCCTGTCAGACACAAAAATGCTTACTCTGTGTCGCAAATCGGAGTTTGGTGGTTCTCCCTCAAAAACCACCATATAAATAAACGTGATACGCCATGGTATGGGTATCACACTGTATCTTGCTTAACAAAGGAGATTAAAAATGGTAAATACAGCCTTTACACTAGATCCGTCAAGGATCAATACTTACTCTATCGGTTTTGATAGAATGTTTGATAGTTTGATGAATGTTCCTACAGCATCAACTTATCCCCCTTACAACATCGTAAAAAATGATGATGATAAGTTCACCATTGAGATTGCCGTTGCTGGATTCTCAAAGGAAGAAATTGAGATTGAGTTCAGAGAGAATGTTCTCAAGATTGAATCTAAGTCTCGACCAGAGGGTGATGATGAAAAGGAGTACCTACATAAAGGTATTTCAAACAAACGATTCAAAAAAGCATTTACACTGTCAGATGACGTAGTTGTAAATGGTGCTGATATGAAAGATGGTATTCTTAAAATCGACATGGAAAGAATTATTCCAGATGAGAAGAAGCCTCGTTCAATCAAAATCAAGTAAGTAAAGTGAAGGCGCCTCTTGACAGGGGCGCCTTTTTATGATAATATAATGTTAAAATTTGAGGATTCGGTATGTTTAAAAAGAAAGAAGAAGAAGTAGTAGTCGCTGAGAAGCGTATTGACTACAAGTACTCAGAGGATAGAATCCTCAAAGAAATGGCAGAGTATATAGACAAAACCTATAATGCTCATTATTCCCACAACAAATTTCAAGCAACAGAATTCATCATGGACTCGGGCCATGGAGAAGGTTTCTGTATTGGTAATATTTTAAAGTATTCCCAACGATACGGAAAGAAAGATGGTAAGAACAGAAATGACTTGCTAAAAGTAATCCATTATGGTATAATGGCTTTACATAATCACGATACTCAGGAGAAAAATTGAAAATGAAACTTAGTAATGATACACGAGAGGTTCTCAAGAACTTTTCGACCATTAACCAGAACCTTCTGGTAAAAAATGGTACTGCGATTGGAACAATGTCTGCGATGAAAAACATCGTTGCAAAGGCAACTGTTCCAGATACTTTCAATAATGAATTTGCAATCTATGACTTGAACGAGTTCTTGTCTGCATTGTCACTATTCAAAGACCCTACACTATCATTTGATGAGAAAAGTGTACGTCTTAATGAAGAGGGTGGTGGAAGTAATCTGACTTATATGTTCAGTGACCCATCTATCGTAACTGCACCAAAAACTGAAATCAGTATGCCGTCTGTTGATGTAGAGTTTACTTTTACACAAGATACATTCAATCAGATTCTAAAGGCATCTGCTGTTCTTGGTGTTCCAGATGTAGTTCTAAAAGGAACTGCTGGTGGTACAATCGACCTTACTGTCACTGACAGAAAGAACGATACCTCTAACGACTTCAGTATCACAGTTGGTGATAGTTCACCATCTGATTTCACTTACTACTTCAAAGTAGAAAACTTAAAACTTCTTTCTGGTGACTATAAGGTACAGGTATCCGAAAAAGGTATTTCGCATTTTGCAAATGTGACTAAACCAATCGAATACTTTATTGCTCTCGAAGCGGCCTAAACCAGAAGGAATATATTATGAATGATGTGATGTTATGGGTGGAGAAATACCGCCCATCAAAGATTAGTGAGTCTATTCTCACTGATGAGTTAAAGAATACCTTTCAGACTTTTGTGAACGATGGACACATTCCTAATTTACTTTTGTCTGGTGGGCCTGGTGTCGGTAAGACTACTGTTGCGAAAGCAATGTTAG